GTTCTGGGCCAGGAAGCATAGATGCGGGCTCCCAAGGCATCTCACGAGCCTCGCTTTCGCGATCCTCTAGTGCCCTAGGTTCCCTTGGGGCGCGTTCGTCAGCCATCAGACTATCTCCTTGATTAGCTGTGCAGCATACTGCTGTGGCGTTATCCCCAAGCGTTTCGCGAGTCCGACTTGGGTCGAAGTCAATGTGACTTTGCGTGGCGCGGCACCATTGTTTCTCATAGCTGGTGCAACCACGGGGCTCGTTCTGCGACGAGTTGCGGACTCAACGACCACGGACCCCGAAGAGCCTGCGTCATTGACACCGAAGTATTCAGGAAACTTCTCCCTCATACGTTTATCTATTGATTCATAATACTCTTGAGATTCTGGGTCAACACCCTCCTTGCGAACCAATTTCTCATGCACACCATATGCAAGGCTCGTCATCTCCTCATCATCACCAAACCAAGGGTTGTCTTCTTGCCACTGAATAGCCGCTCCAGATACTGGTGACTCTTGTGGTGCGTCCTGTTGTTGGGCCTGTTGTTGGGCCTGTTGTTGGGCTTGTTGACGTTGGTCAGACAACACATTCTGCTTCCAAGTCTCTGTGACCCTAGTTGATACCGCGGGAGCAGAAGATTGCGCTAACTGTGCATTGGTGAGGGCTTTCTGTGCCTGAATAATCTGGTCCGATTCCCCAGATTCATGTGCTTGCTTGAAATTAGCTTCGGCTATGGCAAGCGCAGCGTCCGCACCATACTGACTGTGCTGGTTAAGAGCAGACTGCGAGTCTTGAACGAGCTTGAGCAACCGCTGGTTTTCGGTTTGGAGGTTTTGTGTGTAGTTCACCGCCTCGCCTGCAAGCCTTTCAGACGCTTCCTTGGCCCTTCGCTCTTCGTGGAACTCCCATTTCAGCTTTTTGATGCGTTTCTGGGCACGGCCCCCATAATTTGAAATCTCTTCGTCCGTTGCCATGTCATCATCTGATGACGCAGCCTCTCCAGCAGGACGCTGATCATCTTCGGGGCGATCATCCACAACTTCAACATCAATTTCATCAACTTGTGCGGAAGCTGAAGTGTCCGAAGGCGGTTGCATCGTGGTCCTCACGCCTAAAAACTTGTCTTCTTCGCTCATTCTTCCGATTTCGTCACTCATTTTAAGCCCTCTCCACGCCTCTGGGGTCTTCTACGACCGCTTCTACGGTGTCATCATTGATTAAACGGAATTCCTTGCCATGGATTTTTAGTCTAGTACCACTAAATGCCCGGAAGACTACCCAGTCACCTACCTGACAGTATGGTCCATTCGGAAATCTGCCATAATTGACATAAGCATCTGGTCCCATAGACATCACCCACCCTACAACGGTAGCAATAGACTCTTCATGTTGCGATTCTACAGACTTGATGATGCCGCCTTCGGTTGCCTCTTCAATCTCAGGAAGAGCAATCAATAGCTTGTAGCCTTTAGGCTCTGGCAGTTGGGAAGCAAAGCCAACTCCTTCCTTACTCTCATCCCGATAAAAAGGCTCATATTCAGCGTCTTGCGGGGCGACTTCCTGTTCTTTTTCCGATGCTTCTGTTGCGAGTTCAGTCATTACGACCTCTCGTTGAATTGTTGCGCCGTGACGGCGGGTTACAGGTTACAAATCCCTCATTTTGCCATCTAAATCTATAATTTCACGCTCTGTCCAAGCTAATCCCTCTATAACACCGCACATTTTACGGTATTCCTCTATATCTTTTGCAGAGCCCAAGGAAATGTGATCAGCTATGTCATTCATCTGATCTCTAATTTTTTTTCTGAGGATCGTCAGAACATCCTCACTCATCGCCAGCGTCCTTTGCCATTTCCCTGCCTAACTTGATGCCCTCAATCTCCTGAGAGGCCGCAGTTTTCTTTTCATCCGCATCCGTCTTTATCGCTAACTCCTGTTCCTGCAATGCGAGCTTCTGCTGTTCCAACTGAAGCTCCGCCGCATCTATTTGTAGTTCACTATCCAACTTCTGCTCAAGCAACGCCAGCTTCTGCTGGTCGAGTTGCTCTTTGCCAACAACCTTCTGTTGCTCCAATTGCTGTTTGGCTGCATCAGTTTGCTGTTTGCGCTGAACATCCATCTCGCGTATGCCGAGTTCGCGCTCGCGCTGTTGGATGATCGGATCTTGCTGTTGCGCGGCTTGCTGTGCAGCCTGCGCCTGCTGTTGCTTCTTGCCGGTCATCTGATCTGCGGCATCGGCAACAAGCTTACTGAGTCTCTTCTCGACATCTTCCGGTAGCGGCTGATCTTCAGGTGGCAGTTCCACGCCAAGCTCTTCTTCGATCTGCTTACGGAATATGAACGCCAAGTGTTCACGGACATGGGAGTCAAGCGCACCAGATATCGCTTGACCTGCGGGGCTATTCTGTATCTGCTGTGCAACCTGAGGATCATTCTTGAGTGCCATATGAACACGCATATGGGCATCATGGTCCTGATACTCATACGCTTTGACAGGAGCCTGTGTAAGCATATCCTGATTTTCGCTGACAGGATTGTTGGGCGGCACCTCGTCCGTGTCGGGTACGACCTTGTCAGCGTTCGGTATACCGATCAATTCCATCATCTGTCTGTGCAGAAGAGGGAGATCGTACAGATTCGGGGCCTGAGCCGCTAATTGAAGGGCAGCTTGGTACTGCATAATACGTTGTGCCATCGTGGACGCATTCGGGTCCGAAACGGGCACGACATCAATACGATCATCGAAATCTTCAGCTTTAATGCCTTCTCCCGCATCCGTCTCGTATGGATAGTCGGGATCTGTGTAATCATGGATGATCTTGGCTAGGATCTTGTATTCCTGCTTGAGGCTGGCATGGATGCGAGCCTGAATCGCAGACTGCACCTTCATCGCCCGCTCCATGATCGCAAGCGTGGTCCCTACCGGGGCCTCCGTGTTCATGTCTGCTACTTTGATATCAGCCATTGACGCAAAGCGTCGGCCTTCCTCCACAATGTTACCCAATAGCTGGAAAAGGACCGAAGAAGGTTCCTTATAAGGAAGGAAGGTGATGTTGTCACGGATGACCCCTCCCGGCACATCAACGTCTCTGAATTCTCCCGGCATAATCGGCGTATCATCGCCTTTGATTCTGAGTCCACGAGTCTTCAGTCCTCCCGGCAAATTGGAAAGAGTTCCTGCGTCCACAAGCTGACGCAACAGGCTGGTCGCGGATTTCGCGAGTCCACCGATCATGTGGATCAAACCTAGGTTATAAAATCCAATGCCCGGAACGTATCCATAATGAACGAAGTGCTGTTTCTTGATCTTATGCTCATCACTCTCATCCCAGTTCCGATAGATCGAAAGGATCGTGGAACTGGATTTGTCGATGGTGATCACATAAGGAAGAGCTACGCCGTCCGGGTCTTCAAAGCCCGGAAGATCGATATCAACGTGCATCTCCAGAAGCTGGCGTCGCTCTTCAGCGTCATATGAAGGCTTGACCCCACCAATCTCGTTGAATTTATCGGTGATCGGGTTCTCTTCTATATGCGAGGTCGTGAGTTCTACATCCTTATAGAACCCGCTGACCTGAAGCTTCTTCACCTGATTCGTGCTGCGATTCATCACATGGGTATAACGCTCTGCCTGATCCAGATCCGCTTCATTGTACGACACGACAAAATCTTCCGCGGGTACAAACATCGAAGTCGGTCTTCCCAACGAAGGATCAAAATAGATTTTGCGGAACGCTGAACCGGCGAGTGGCAAGCTGAACAGAAGCTTTTCGGTTTCAGACCGATATTCGGTCATCACTTCGATAAGCTGATAGTTCATGTAATCCTGCACACGCTTGGCCTGCCCCAGACGTTCCTTAGTAGAGAGCCCCCATATCCGGGTCTTTACCGGACCTTTGGCTGGCATGATTTCTTGGATCGTCTGTGCTTGAAATCGCACGACGGCTTCGGAGAGCATCGGATGGAATACGCCACAAGCTCCAGCCCAAGGCGTGGTGCGGTCCTCAATCTCCAGACCTAAATTATCGAGTCCTTCCTTGTACGTTTGCTCCCAATCCGACCTGCTTCTGTTGTCGGCATTGAACTTGGCAATGAGATCGACTGCGATTGTGCGGCTGTCCTTGTCTTCGATGACTTCAGCGAGGTTGCCGT